TCGGATTATTACCGGTTGCATAAGGTGTCGGTCCTTCTTTCGCAAGGGAGAAGATTAGCTTACCTTCCAAGGTAAGCTTAATACTAGGAGGATGTCATGCAAATTTTCACACGAACACGGTCTCGGAACAGCTCTACACCGACGGTTCAAATGCGCTATGCGCACACGACCTCGGCAGGACAGCTGTTACCAACCTATGTATACGGCGGTCAAGCCGGATACGATGGGTTAGTCTCCGACAGTATCTCAGACGTCCAGAACACCGGTTATCGCGCTAAAATTAAGCGTGGTGGCGTTGCGATGGGCGACCTCAGTATTGTACGGATCAACCGTAGTCATGCAGATGCTGACTTTTCCTATGGTCCGTTCGGCCCCACGTGGGGTACAGAACGGGCATGGGGCGATTTAGCCGCATGGTGTGAAGGGAGATTCGCAAGTCGTGCCAGCATTACAAATGATCTGGCACATGCGAAAGGCCGGGTGGTAGTCGACGCTTACGCGAAGATGAACCAATCCCTGGTTATGGGCGGTGAGATTCTAGCAACTTTAGATCAAACTGTATCCATGCTCCGACATCCGTTCAAGTCTGCTACCGACCTGCTTGGCCGTATGGCCAAGTATAAGAAGGGTAGGCTTGGAAAAACAGCCAGAAGCGAAATGAAGGCCAGAGCAGATACTTGGCTGGAATATCGTTATGGTTGGCAACCCCTGCTACTCGACGCTGACAACATCGTCGAGAACGCTAGTGCTTTATCAGCATTTAAGGGGAAGCGCCTAGTATGCCGCGCATCCATTCCGTTTACCAGGACGATGTCTTGGTCGGAGGATGTAGCCGGTAGTTTGCCGCGTACCAACGCGGTAACTGGTCAATGCTCGAACTCATCATCTGGTTCAGCATCAGCTGGCATCATCTACGAAATTAAACCTCGTAGTCTTACAGAGCAATTGTTAGCCACGTTCGGGTTAAGACCCTGTGACGTGCCTGCAACTCTGTGGGAACTGGTGCCCTACTCGTTCGTTGTCGATTGGTTTTCCAATGTTGGCAAATGGATTCAGGCTGTTACGCCTGTGCCTGGGATTACAATCCTTGGTAGTTGGGTCACCCTCGTTGAAGAGAATGTTATGGATATTTCCCTAACTACTCACACAACGTTGGGCCCTGACGGACCCTACCCTGCCATTACATGGCACGGTAATGGTGGCTCGTCATCTGTAAAGAGGACGAGCATCAACCGTGAAATCAACCCTGAGATAACGTTCACCCCAGTGCTTACAGGAAAATCCCTGTCGGCGCTACATTCCGTCGATGCTATGGCTTTATCAACGGGGCGCATCTTGTCCCTATTAGGTAACTTCAAGCATTGACCTCAAGGTCCAGTTTACTGGACAAAGGAGTAATACCATGGGACTGAAAAGTATGTCTCTATTAGCCTCCGCGACAGTTGCTGCGTCGGGGGGTACTGCCTTGGCTTTCGCTGATGATGGCGTAAGCATCCAGAATGGTCTTCACCTGATAGTACCGGCTGACGCCGATTATCAGACTCGTCGACAGGTGACCGTTAAATATCGGCCGCCTACACTCGATTCGAAGACCAACACGTATGGGAAAGACAAGAAGAGCATTTGCTTAGCTCAACCGGTCGTTCTCTCTAGCGGACAGGTAGTTTTTAATACCATCCGTATCGAACGTGAAGTCCATCCGTCATTGTCTGCAGCAGAAGCCCTCGAATTAGCAAACCTCGGGGCGCAACTGCTAACTGACGCTGATGTTTTGGCATTCTGGGCGACCGGTTCACTTTCTTAACGAACCGGACGTTCCTCTCTACAAACGAATAGGAGGACGTATGAAAGGTAAAACCCAGAAATTGACAGATACCAAGAGGTATTCTGTCGACTCGATGATGCGAAACGTCGCGTCGTCCCTTGTTAGGGATTTCCAAGCCAGTTTCGACGACCCGTGCTATTGCAGTGACTTCCTTACCGAAGTAAGAGTAGGAAGTATTGCACGGGTTCGAGAGTTGGTTCCTGCTGTCGACTACGAAAGTGATCCGTCAAAATTCAAGGCGGATTATCAATTACAGTCGATTTTTAAAAGATACAGGTTTGAATCTGACCTGTACAGCGATCAAGAGTTAACTGAAATGTCAATCAAAGACTTTCACCTGACCCAAGATCGGCTCGCTTTGGTGAACCTGGATTCTTTGCCTGATACAACGCAAAGGGTTCTTGATTATGCGGCGAGCTATGTGTCCCATGTTCTGGGGCCGTACAGCGGTGAAGAACACCGCTCTTTATGCAGATTTGGAAGGAAGGCGTCGGTTGGTATACCCGCGCGTATGGCTTGTGAAGCCGCGCGTTGGGAATTGCCGATTTCCGGCTCCCGAGAACAAATTTCATGGTTCGACTCAGAAATGAGCGAAGTTAAGTGCGTCCAAGACTACTGGGCGGCTCAACAAGGCAGTGACCGTGTAAGGTCCACCTACCAGGAGACGAGTTCCCTAACGCTGACGCTAGTCCCTAAAACGTTCAAATCGTTACGTGCAATCATGCCAAATACCACAATAGGCTCTTACATGAGCTTTGGTTTAGGTGAGATGATGCGGACACGACTGAAACGGGTTGGGCTTGATATCCGGACGCTTCAAAAGCGACACCGGAAACTTGCCCGATCAGCTTCGCGAGATAACAAACTCGTCACAGCTGATCTATCCAAAGCATCTGATTCTATTACGGATGCCTTGGTGAAACGACTTTTTCCTCCTGATTGGTATGAGATATTATGCCAGTCTCGAATAAGAGAAGTTTCGTTACCTGACAAATCTGTTGTACAAAGTTTAACTTTTTGTACAATGGGAATTGGGTACACATTCCCGCTTCAAACGTTGGTCTTCCTGTCCCTCCTCAAAGCTATCGAGGCGATAATGTTTCGCCGCCGCGGTAGGAAGCTGTGCTCAGTATACGGTGATGATATGATTTATCACCGACGTTTACATACTGGGGTAATGCTTCATTTTGAGCGAGTTGGGTTCGTGTTGAACGTTGATAAGACGTTCTGCGACCGCAATTTCAGGGAGTCCTGTGGAGGTGATTACTTCCACGGGGTGGACGTACGACCATTCCAACCCAGGAATGGTTCTGCATTCGTAAGTGCAAAAACTTACGAGGCCGTACTGTACAAGTTTGTCAACGGCTTGTTGGCACGCTGGTCCGAGTACGAAATCGGAAGCACATTGAAATACCTATTGTCAGAGTTAGAAGCCGTAGCGGGCAAGTGCAAACTTGTCCCGTCCGACTTCCCTGATGATTCCGGTATTAAGTGTGCCTCTCTTGTCCCTGATGATTTTCTCAGGGGAGCTAAGTGTTCCGTTCCCAAGAGTTTAGGCCATGGCCTCTACCGCTTTTCGTATCTCCGGCTAATACCTGAGACACGCAAGGAGGTACGTCATGAACCCTTTCTCTGGGCAGGACTTAGAGAAACTCATTTCGGCGATCAGTATTCCGATCATCGAATGGATTTCCAAGAGCATCCAGTACATCGTATCGTTAATCTCGTAAACGAGGTAACGGGTGTGTCTGGACGGACTCCTCAACTTATCACTGTTGAGGACTCTCCGATTGAAACGTTCCGTAGTAAATTAACGGGACGTCGCCTACGCAGACAATCTACGGTGTTGACGGTAAGTCACACCGGTAGCTACAAGCGTCGGTCCGGGACCTCATGTTTTTAGGTCCGCAGAAACAGTCACTTGTGTCTGTTTAAAACCTTGGCAGCGTAAAT